GGTTCTTACACCTGCCTGGAAAGCAGGCGGCTGGCGTTAGCTGGCCGGGGTTCAATTCCTCCTTCTTCCTCCAAAAAAAGCTTGACAAATTACACTTAACTTTGTATAATAGCATTATTGCGGGTGTGGTGGAACGGTAGACACAGGAGACTTAAAATCTCCCGCCTTGTGCGTGACGGTTCGAATCCGTCCACCCGCACCAAATGCGCCTGTAGCTCAATGGTTAGAGCAGCAAACTCATAATTTGTTGGTTAGGGGTTCAAGTCCCTTCGGGCGCACCACTTCTTTTTCTTTCTTGTCTTTTTCTTTCCAGACTAGACAAACAACCTTTCGGTTATAAACATCTCCAGTCCAAGACCACCTTATACATTCATATTGTGGTTTCAAATAAGCCAGTTGATAGTATAAAATGATTTCAAGAATCATTTACCGTTGGCTAGAGGATTATCAATCGCTTTCTGTATTTTTAAATCAACTTCTTTCTTCAGAGTTTCAACCCTTCCGTTGACTTCTCTTTTCATCACATCAACATCTCTAGCAATTTCTTTTTTCGTTGTATCAACTTCTTTAGAAATTTCACGGCGTGCATCTGCCACTTCTTTACGTATTGATGCCACCTCACTTCTTGCTTTTTCCAAATCTTCACGAATGTCTTTTCGTGCTTGACGCATTTCTGTCTCAGTTTCTCTTTGTGCTTGCTTGACACCACGTTCAATCTGTTCCGTCACAGATTCATTTCTACGGATATCATTCTTCAGATCATTCTTAATGTCTCTTGTATAGTCTGAAGTTTTGGAACTGTTTTCTTCAATAACAGCCAATCTCTTATCAAACTCAGACAAATCTGGTGCAATATATTCAGCAATCTTCTTTTTCATTCCTTGATAGTCTTTGTAGACCTCAAATGCACCATATAAACCACCTAGTGTAGATGATACTAAAGTGAAAGCCACCATCAGTTTTGCTGGTGTGAATTCATAACCACCGATGCTGATTACGGTATCTTTGCTTGCATACTTTTTAACGGCTGCTTCGGCTTCATCTATCTTTTTGTTTACATCTTTGATTTCTTCTGTCATTTTAGTTCCTGTATTGTTGATTGACCATTTCTTGGTGTACTCTATCCGATGATAGTTGTCTCAATGCTCTAACATTATCTACAGTCACTTGATTTTTATAAATCTCCTCAGGTTTGTATAACTGACCATCCTTGAGTGCTAAACTCATATAAGCATTAAATCCTGCTGGATTAACTGCCATTGATGATATATCAACACCACCTTTGGCTAAATCATTATTTGCCACATTCGTATTCACTGCTGATTCATTCGTTGCTTCATTTGTTTGTGTCTGTGTTACTTGTGCGTTATTAATTGGATTCAATAGAGAATTAAAACCGGACAACTTAATGACCTCTGTTTTTACTTGTTCGTCTTGCACTTTGCTTGTATCAATTTTTGGTAAACTGTATGTTGGTTGTTGATTCACCGCTGCAACTGTTATTGCAGGTTCCGGAAGAAATGATGGCGCAGTCAAACTATAAATGTTTTGTGGTTTTGTTGTTTGTGTTTGTGCGTTATCAATCTGTGGTGGTTCATACACTTTAACTTCAACAGGCTTCATTGTTACTGTGGTTTGACCAACATTTACATTCGTCACTTCTGGTTGTTTCAATACATCAGGAGCACCTATTCTGTTTGGTGTTGGTGCTAAATTGGCAACAGAACTACTCGCATTATTTGTTACCGCAACATTGTTGTTAGTTTGTGATGGGTTCGTAGCAAACATTGTTGCTATTGATTGTGAAGCTGATTGACTTTGGCTCATTGTTGCCATGCTAATAGAAACACTTTCTTGTTGTGCCTTATCACTTGCAGCCTGTGCTTGGTCTACGGCTTGTTGTGCAGTGCTTGTTTCCAAACTACCAATACGGCTCTGTTCATTTCTAACAATAGACAGTAACTGACTTGTTGACATTGTTGTTTTTGCTGGGCTTCCGGATACAGTTACCTCACCAACTTTAGGCTGTGGGTTTGTTGCGGTTGGTGTCACTGAGGTTGATGCTGTGGAAGAAGATAGTATTGGTGCTGCGATTGCTGTAACTGATGTTGCTGTTGGTGCTGTAACTGCGGTGGTAATTTCTGCTGTTGCTGCTGAAACATTGCTAGGTGCTGTAACGATGGTTGCAATGTTGGTTGCTGTTTGGGTTGTTGGGGTTTCATTGGTTGATATACTCTTTGGAGTTAGTTTTAAAATTGCCTCTACATAACCTGGGCAGGTTGGGCTGGATGTTGGATCAACAGAACATGGATCAACTGTGTACTTCAATCTAAAACTAATGTTATTTAATTCTGGTCCATATGGACCTGCCCATCCATTGTTGTCTTTACCTATGAAACCATACTGAACTTGCCCAATAGATGCAGCACTTATGGGTACTGGAAAAGTTTCATTATAATTGAAAGTGTTCCAGTTAAATTTATAAGTTAGATTATATACATTACCATACACTAAATTATTTGTTCCTCTACCACCCGTTGCATCCCAAAAACGAACCAGTGCGGTAAGATTGTCCACTCTACCATCATCCCAGCCGTTACCATTTTTGGCTGTGAAACTAAAATTGTATCCATTGACAACTAAACCAGTACCTGAATTGGGAAGTACAGATGCTATGGCTTGTTGTTGATAAATGTATGTTGAACCGTATGAGAAGTTAATATTGTTACCTGGGCGAACTATGGCGTTTGGACCACAGTAACCTGGATTACCATTAGCCCAACAAGTTAAACTGCTTTGATAAACACCATTCACCCAAGACGAAGGACCGCCTTGAGGTGTGTCAACTACAATATTTGGTGTAGTGTAGGTCTGTGACGGATCTAGCGGAACGGTTTGTGCGTTAGCGTAGCCCAAATAGTTTGTAAGCAACAAGCCCAAGCAAACTACCGATGCCAATCTTTTTATATGTATCATCATCTTTAGCCTTTACTACAGCAGGTACTTTTTCTGGATTTGCAACCCACATTTCTTTAGCTTGTTCGCCAATCTTACCTTCATATGGGCAAGGAGTTCCAGCGGCCATCATTGCATCCCATACTCTGCGGTCTTGACACATAGTTGCAACAGCAGCTACTTTCATACCCATATCATATAGTGTCTTGCTTAGTTTTAATCGTTCGCAGTTCTCATCACGTACAGTACCACCAGTACTTACACCAAAAATTTGAGTCTGCACTGCACCACTTGTGCCGGTCGTACACAAATCATTGTTACCACCACTCATCATAGTTGGAGCAACTGCCGTTGGTGGAGGCTGAATAACTCTTTGCGTGATTTCACTTGTATTGACGTTATTGTTAGTCATTGAACCGCTTTGAATGTTCTGGTTCACATTGCTGTTTGTTGATGCGCTTGTGCTTGTATTGGTGTTGTTGTTCGTGTTTGTATTGGCTGATGTAGCAGTTGACACATTATTGTTATTAAGTGTCTGTGTTCCCGAATTAATGTTCTGGTTCACATTCGTATTGGTATTTGTATTGGAACTTGTACTTGTATTGTTATTGTTGAAAGTTTGTGTACCAGAATTTATGTTTGTATTGATGTTGTTATTCGTATTTGTCGCTGTACTAGCATTGTTTGTATTAAAGGTTTGTGTACCAGAGTTGATGTTCTGGTTCACATTCGTATTTGTGTTGGTGCTGGCACTTGTGCTATTGTTATTGTTGTTGAATGTCTGAGTACCAGAATTGACTTGGTTTACCGTACTGGTACTTGTACTTGAATTAACATTGTTGTTATTATAAGTTAATGATCCAGTGTTGACATTATTGTTATTATATGTCATAGTACCAGAGTTAACATTATTGTTCGTATAAGTTACGGCACCAGAATTAACATTGTTGTTATTGTTGGTGTACGTAACGTTGCCACTCATAACATTGTTGTTATTGTTGGTAACGGTGCCGTTAGTTGTTACAGTACTGTTGCTTGTGGCTGTACTTGAACTGGTGCTGGAATTGTTTGTATTGACAGTGCTAGTACTGGTAGAATTGTTATTGGTATCCACCAGTGTCTTCGAATCATAGGTCGTCTGTGCTGACGCAAATGCTGTAATCATAGCAAAAAGCACCACGAATGGCATCTTTTTGAATGACATGTTTACCTCTTTTGAACTAAATCAAGGTTGATATTTTTTAAAATTATGATAAAATGAGTGTTCATATTATTTATGCTTAGGAGAAATAGAATGGCAAATATCAAAGGAATTAAGCTGGTAACAGGCGAGGAAGTCATTTCCAAAGTGGCAAACTTGCCGGATGGTAGACTTGCACTGGAAAATCCAGTACAATTGAGGGTGGTTCCGCCTCAGATTGCAGGAAGTCAACCATCCATGGGTTTTGTACCATTTCCCGCCTTTGGGGTACAAAATGAAAAAATATTTGTGGAACCACTACATATAGTGTATACTTATACACCCGACGAACAAATCGTGGCAAACTATAACCAGATGTTCGGGTCTGGAATTATAACCCCATCAAAACAAATTATTACAGGTTAATGAGTCAATTTTACACAAACGTCCAAACTGTTGGAAGTAACATTCTTTATCGTGGAGTGCTTGACGGTAAAAGAATTAAAACTAAGATACCCTATCAACCAACACTTTATGAAAAAGCCAAAAATGTAACTGGCTATACAAATCTTGAGGGTGCATATCTGACACCTATCAAGTTTGATTCAATTCGTGAAGCCAAAGAATACTTGAGACAATTTGAAGATGTTTCAGGTAAAATTATCTATGGTCAAAACCGTTTTGAATATGCTTTCATCGGTGAACAACATAAAACCATGGTTGACTGGGAGATGGAACACATATCAATTGGTGTTCTTGATATTGAGGTCGGCTCAGAGAATGGTTTCCCAGATCCATACGAAGCCAATGAACCAGTCACCGCCATCGCTTTGAAGTTTTTTGATGGGCATATGTTTGTCTGGGGCTGTGGTGACTATGAAACCAAAGGTCAAGAAAGATATCTGAAGTGTAAAGATGAATATCAACTTCTGAAATTCTTTGTTAAATTCTGGCAAGAAAAATGCCCAGATGCTTTGACTGGCTGGAATACCAAGTTTTTTGATGTACCCTATCTTGTAAATCGTATTCGTAAAATTCTTGGTGAAGATGAAGTTAAAAAGCTTTCGCCGTGGAATATGATACGTGAGCGTGAAGCCTTTGTGATGAATCGTAAGCTAAAAGTTTATGATCTTGTTGGTGTGTCTGATTTTGATTATATGGAGTTGTATAAGTGGTATGCGCCTGGTGGAAAATCGCAAGAGTCTTACCGACTTGATAGCATCGCTAATGTTGAGATTGGTGAGAAGAAACTCGACTATTCTGAGTACGATTCTTTACATCAGCTTTACCGTCTTGATTATCAAAAATTTATTGAATATAATATTAAAGACGTTGAACTAATTCTGAAACTTGATGATAAGTTGAAGTTGTTGGAACTTGGTTTAACTCTTGCATATGATACCAAAACAAACTATGATGATGTGTTTGCACAGACCCGTATGTGGGATGCGCTGACATATAATCATTTGATGCAAAAAAAGATTGTAGTTCCACCTCGGATTATCAAAGACAAAGATGCTGCTTTTGAAGGTGCATATGTCAAAGAACCACAAGTTGGTCTACATGATTGGGTTGCATCGTTTGACTTGAATTCGTTGTATCCACATTTGATGATGCAGTATAATATTTCACCGGAAACACTGATTGAGCCAGAAAACTATACACCAGAAATGCGTGAAATTCTTTCTCAAGGTGTGTCGGTAGATAAACTCTTGAAAAGACAAGTTGACATTTCAAGTTTGCAGAATGCAACAATCACACCAAATGGCCAGTTCTTCCGCACGGACATTCAAGGTTTTCTTCCAAAGATGATGGAAGAAATGTATGAAGATCGGAAGAAATTCAAAAAGTTGATGATTCAGGCCAAGAAAGAGTATGAGGTAGAGAAAGATGATTCCAAAAAGTATGAAATTGAAAAGCGTATCGCCAGATACAACAACCTACAACTCGCTAAGAAAGTCTCTCTCAATTCTGCTTATGGCGCTTTGGGTTCTCAGTATTTTAGATTTTACGACCTTCGGATGGCTTTGGGTGTCACTACTGCTGGCCA